CGAGAACGAGGCGACCATCTGCCGGGCGCGGTCCTTGATCGGCATGTCATTCGAGCCGGCCAGCGTGCGCTTGCACTCGTCCTCGGCAGCCCGCACGAGGTCGGAGGGGAGCACGCCGAAAATACACGACCGGAGCCGCCGCGCTCCCTGGTTCGCCGTCAACTCGTAGATGTCGCGCTCGTCGGTCAGCGCGTAGCCGCCGGACTTCGTGTCGCGCCAGTGGCGGACGGTGAAGTTCTGGGTCACGAGCGTGTTCGTCTGGAGATCCCAGGCGAATGCCTGCATTTCCGAGACGCCGTCCTTTCGGCTCAGCTCGCGGATGTTGTATTCGATGTTCCCCCACACGCGGGCCAGCTCGCGGGCGAGGTGGATCGACGAGCCGGTGATCGTCTCGCGACCCCGCGGGAAGCTCCAGAACGCGTCTTCGGCCAGGCCGGAGCGCCGGCAGGCCTGCATCGCCTCGTCGAAGGCGAGCGCCTCGTTGCGCGGGAACCGCTTCGCGATGACGAGCTTGCCCTGCGCCTCGGCGATGGCCCGGGCGGATTCGATCTCGACGGTGCCGGCGTTCGCGTGCTCGGAGATCCCGTGCCGTTGGAACGGGTTGATCGAGGGGCCGGCGGTGGTGGTCAGTTGGTCGGACATGTCTTTGTTGGTGTCGTTGGTTATGCCCACTTCGGAAGATCCAGCGTGAGCGGGCTGGTCGAGTAGCCCGGCCACGTGTCGGTGGCCCGGCATTCCCGGAGAGTTGCAAGGTCGGCCTGGTAGTCGGCCCGGCCGCGGAGGATCATCGCCGCGCTCGCGACGTAGACGGCCACGAGGAACGGCGGCTCGGTCTCCACCGCGATGAAGGCGAACCCCTTCGGAGGCTCGCCCGTGAGAGCCTGCATCCCGTCGGAGTAAAACGCTGCCTGCACGTGGTAGCGGTAGCTCGCGATCGAGCGGGCGAACTGTTCCGGGCTGGCGTCCTTTGTCGTTTTCAGGTCAACGATCACGCCGGCATGGGTCACGCCGTCCGGCCGGCACCGGCAGTCGAGGCCGGTCTCGGGGTCGGTCCAGAAAATCGACTGCTCGACGGCCGCGATCTGAGCCAGGGCCTTCGCCGCGGCGGGGTGCGCGTGAACGGACGCCCGCATGGCCCGCAGCCGGTCCATCTCGTCGGCGTCGATCAGCTCCTTGCCCTCGGCCGCGATCTGGAACGCTTCCCATTCGGCTTTGCCGGCCGACGTGCGCCGGTCGATCTTCGGCGCGACCATCACCTCGTCGTCGAACCGCTCGGGCTCAAGTATCGCGGTGTGGGTCAGGGTGCCCAGGATCATCGCCGGCGTGGGCGGTTGCTTGTTTTCAAGCCTCCACTTGTAAAGTGCCGGGGCCTTCTTGATAAGATCAAGCTGGCTCTTCGAGACGGCCTGCATCGCGTGATACTCGGCGTTGCTGAGGTCGGTGCTCGACTCTGCGCGGGTGGTTGGTGACGTAATCATCAAACGAGATACAAACCCCGAGCGCGAACTTGGCAAGCCGGAATTTGCGGGATTTTGATGTAGATCGAGGGTTTATGCGCCCTCGCCGGTGATCGAAGTCAGCCAGCCGGACCTTGTGATCGAGTGCTTTACAGTCACGACCTTGATTCGCCCGTCGACGCCTTCACGGAACCCGGAGAGGGTCACGAACGCGCCGGCCACGATGTCCAGCCGGCCCGGCATCGAGAGTTCGACGCGGCGCTTCGACCGCTCGATTCGGCCGGCTTTCGCCTTGGCCGCGGCCTTCGCCTCGTCCTCGGTTCGCACCCACTCGTAAACGCTGCGGAAGTTATCGCTCATGGTGGTGGCAGCAGGTCGCCGGAGGCGTCGCCGCCGCCGGTCGGGAGCCCGAATTGATCGTCGGCGACCTCGACCTCGATCTCCTCGACGTCTGCCGCCTGGTAGTCGTGGCGCTTGGCCTTCACCTTCGTGATGCCCTGGTTCTTCCCGCCGATCTTCACTCGCCAACTTGTGATTTCAGCCGGCGTGAGCGTGATCTCGAGTGACTGCCCCGAGACGCTCCGGCCACCGGCTTCGGAGGCCAGCACGAGGCGACCGTCGGCCGGCTTCAGCACGCCGCCGAATCGCCGGGCCAGCCGAATCAGGAGATTCGCGTCGGACTCGTCCACCTGCTCGACGTAGGGCACGGTGACGGAGGCCAGCTCGGAATCGACCGCCGGTGTCAGCCCGCAGTCGGACGCCACGGTTCGGACGATCTCGCCTAGGGTCTTCCCCTCGAACGATCGCGACTTCCGGCTCGTGAAACTCGCCTGCCCGCCGCCGCCCCGGTCGTTCACGAACGGGGTCGAGGAGGCCGTCACGGTCACGATGTCCGGCGGGCCTTCCACCTGCACCTCGTCCACGACGAACGAGCCGACCCGCTGGTTGTTGCCGTCGTAGCCGATCGCGACTTCGAGCTTCGCGCCCGAGGACGGCAGCGCGAGCGTGCCCGCCGCGTCTTCGAGGGTCATGGTCAGGCCGTCGCTCGTCTCGTCCACCGTGTCGGTGATTTCGAGCGCGACCAGCCGGCCGGAGATGTCGCCGGTGATGTCGCTCCCCGCGGCCGTGATCTGGAACGTCGGGCGCATCAGTCCCACAAACGGGTGAGGGTCTTCGCCGGTGCCGCCGGCCGATCCGGCAGCTCGATCAGCACGCCCGCAGGAAGCCGCGGGCCAAGGTCGGCGAGCCCTGGGTTGGCCTCCAGCACGGTCTCGACGATGCCGTTCTCGGTGTCCCCGTAAAACCGGAACACCACGTCGTCGAGAACGTCGTCTTGTTTCGAGCGGTAGGTCATCGGAACAGCGAGAGGAGGTTCGAGGCCTTGGTGACCAGGCCGAACACGCCGGCCCCGTCGTCGTATTTCTTCAGGCTGACGTCGAAGGTGGAGATCCGCGGCATCCCGTCGGCGAAGTGCATCGTGCCGGTGTCGTCCACGGACTCGATCACCCAATTCCCATGCACGCGGCCCATGCCGTCGACCATGAAGAGCGGCTTGCCCATGCCGGCGAGCGCCCGCATCTGAGCGAGCTGCTCGACGCCCCCGGTGAACCCCGGGATGATCCGGCCGCGCAGCAGGATCGCCTCGGCCCGCGGGCCGGTGAACTGCAGCGCCGGCGCGGATCCGATCCGGTCGACCTCCTTCCAGTCCCAGGACGAGGAGCGACTGATTTCGTCCGGCGCCGCCGTGGCGAGCGAGAACCGGAACGGGCCGAGGATGATCAGGGTGCCGAGCATTACGAGGGGACCAGTGCGCCGTCGTAGTCGAACAGCGGTTTGCGGGAGAGTTCCTGCCGGAGTTGACGCGCAATTCCGGTGCCGTCCTGGCCCGGCGCGTCGACCTTGATGTTGATCGTGTTTTGAGCGGTGCCGCGCTGCTGCCCGGGCATGCTCTCGGCCGGTGCCACGGTCGGCACGCGCATCGAGGTTTCGCCTCCACCGCCGCCGAACCCGAACGAGAAGAACCCCTTGATCTTCGCCCCGAGGGCCGCGGCCTTCGCGAGCAGCTCGTCGAACTTCGTGCCGATCCATCCGACGACCTTCTCGAAGGCGTCCTTGATGTCGGCGACCAGGTTGTTGAAGATCCCGCGGATCTTCGAGGCGGTGTCCTCGATCACCTGCGTGAGGGCCTCCCAGTTCCGGCCGAACCACTGAGCGAACGCCGTCCACTTTTCTTTGAGGATCTCGCCGATTGCCGTGATGTCGCCGACGATGGCGTCCTTGATGATCTGGAGGCCCTTGCCGGCGTCGCCGTCGCCCACGAGGAATGGGATCGCGCCGATGGCAGCCGCAAGTGCCGCCCACGGGCCAACGGCCGCCCACACGGCCGGAGCCAGCGCATAGAGGCCCTTCGTCATGCTGCCGATCGCGAGCAGCGTCGGCGCGAAGTTCAGCGCGACCAAGGCGATGCCGAGATTGTCCCAGCCCCCGACGAAATCCTTCACCGCGTTTAAACCGCGCCAGAACCCGCCGGCGAACTCCCCGATCCGGTCTATAATCCCCGGGAGCTTGTCGAACAGCCGCTCCATTGCCGGCACGACCTTCGTCTCGAGGGTCTTGCCGAACTCCACCGCCCAGGCGCGGAGCTTTGGCGCGTTGTCCCGGACGAACTTCGTGAACCGCACGGCGAGCCGCTGGAGGGTCGGGACGAACTCGATTGCGATGATGTTCCGGAGGCCGATCATCGTCATGCCGAACGAGTCGAGCGCGGACGCGGCCTCGCCGGCCTTCTTCGCCGCCTCGTCGTCGAGCACGGCGCCCATCTTCTCGCCTTCCTCGCGGAAGCGCCGGAGCCCTTCCTCGCCTTGCGACAGGATGCCCGCGAGCTGGTAGCCGGAGCGGCCGAAAATCTTCATCGCGAGCGCGGCCTTCGGCACGTCGCCCTTGTAGTCCTTGAAGGCCTCGGCCACCACGGAGAGCTGCGCATCGAGGTCGAGCTTCTGTAGCCGGGCCATGTTGATGCCGAGCGTCCGGAACGTCTCGACGGTCTGGTCGCCGCCGTCCGCCACGGTCTTCTGGAACTTCGCGATCGAGGCGGTCATCTTCGAGCCGCCGACGCCGACGGTCGAGGCTGCGAACTGCCAGGTCTGAAGCGCTTTCGTCGAGATCCCGAGCGCCTCGGCCGTGTCTCCGATGTCATCGGCCCAGTCGACGAAACCCTTCGTGACCGCGAACACGGACGCGCCGACCGCCGTGATGGCTCCGGCCGCAACACCGGCCACGACGCCGAGCCGCTTCAGGTCGCCGACCATCGTCGTGCCGATCCCGCGAAACGCCTTCCCGACGTCGAACTCGGCAGCCTTGCGGAGCTTCTTCAGCCCGTCCTCGGTGTCCTTGATCTTCGCCTTGAGCTGGTCGAGCTTCCCGGCCCATTCGCCGGAGCCCTTCGCCGCGAGCTTGTATTCCGCCCGCAGGCCCTTGAGCGCGTTCTCCTGCTCCTTGATCCGCGCCTTCATCGCGCCGAACACGCGGCCGACCGACGACGACATGGTCGCGCCGATCTTGAGGTTCGCAGCGAAGTTCTTGGCCATTGGTCAGCGTGGTTTCGGGATCTTGGTGATCCACTCGACGAACTCGTCGGTGGTCAGCTCAAGGATTTCGGCGCGGGACCAGCCGGTGTAGTTGGCCAGCACGAGCGCCCCGCGCATGGCGTCGTCCCGCTCTAACCAAAAAAATCGGCCAGCCGCTCCTGGAGCTTCTTGTAGTCGGCGATGTCGAGATCGAGGATCGCCGACGGCGGAAGGCCGGAGAGATTCGCCATGAGCGCGGTCTCCTGCTCGGCCTCGTCGGCCTTGTTCTTCCGGGCTGCCACCACGTCGGCGACCTTCGGCCGGCGAAGGTTCACCTCGGTGATCTGCCGGCCGTCGGAGGTGATCGGGTGCGAGAGGTTGATCGGGTCCATGATCTTCAGAGGCCGATGGCGCTGCGGATCGCGGCGAGGCGGTCCACGCCGTTGATGACGCGGGTCATGTTCAGCACGTCGATGTCGTGCACGACCACGCCGTCCTGCTCGTAGCGGTAGGCCGTGAGGCCCAGCGTGAAGGTCTGCGCGGCCTTCGTGCCGGGCGTCAGCGGGTCGGTCTCGATCGTCTTGATCGTGCCGCGCATGGTCACCACGACGGCCTGCACGGACCCGTCGAGGGATTCCAGCGCACC